AGTCTCTTGCCAATCGAGACCATCGTCATCTTGATACGCTATCAGCCACGCCGTATCTTCATCGGGTGCGTCGATGAATACTTCCATCTCAACATCCATTGTGGCAATCACTCGGTACTTAGGCATTGGTCGTCTCCATCAGGTCATCAACATCAATACCATCTGTTAAATACGAATAATCGTAATTAGGCACATAGAAAGTTTTTACTGACCCGTCCTCGTTTAGGACAACCTCGCCAGTGTCACAGTCAACAATGTACAGTTCCATAGTCCATACGCCGATGCTGTAGGATTTACTTGGTTCAAACATCGCCCCGCTCCTTTCGTTTTGGTTGCGATATAATTACCAATACATGAAACAAAATGCCCCGTCAACAGAAAAAAACAAAGGGCGATAACATTTCTGCTACCGCCCCTTGCCAACGCAACGAAAGGAACACCTTACTAGGTCGTGACTTCGTAAGGTATGCCCAACATTAGCAGGTTATCCCAGTTCGAGTCAACCCAATTTTTACATTCTTTTTGATTTTTTCCAACAAAAAGCGTTAGCCATTTGTCATGGTCGATGGCGTCACCCGCCTTGACAAGTTCGCGGCGAACCAATCCAAGACGGACAGCCGACACTTTGCCAACCACAGTCCATTGGTTGTCGTATTCGCGTAACTTAATGTCGTATTCAAACAGACTTCTGCTCATTTGCTTCTTCCTCTATAACTTCGATGTAAACGTCGATTGCATCACGGATTAGGTCAGCAACACTCACCTGTTCAAATGCACGTCTTTGCATATCGTGTGCGATTTTTGACAGCGTGTCGTATTGGTCAACCCGCATCAACAGGTTATACGTCTTTGTCTTGTCTCGTATCTTGTGTGGTCTTCCCATGTTCGATTTCTTTCCTGTGCTGTTTTTCCAATTTAGAATTCCTCTTGTCAGGAATAACCTTATGGCTATACTGTTGGTTTCTTAACAGGTTAGCCATTGGGTTTCTTTTTTTAGAAGAGGAAGACATAACAGGTTATCCTAAAGGGTTATTGTAAGGGGAGAATACCACCGTAAGAAAATCCTGTCAACCCCCTTGACGGATATTTTTTTATCGCGTACTGTCCTTGCCATTGTCAACGAAGAGGTCGAGGCTATGCCTAATTGGATTGAAGACTTTGTGAACGACTTACCCTTGCAACCAAACGGACGGTTGCGTATGGATTGCCCAGCGTGTGGGAAGAAAAACACATTCAGCGTTGGGGAAGAAAACGGACAACGGATGTGGCATTGCTTTCATGCGAACTGCCACACCAGTGGTCGAACTGGATTCCGAATCAGGAAAGATGCACCGTATCACCCCCTTCTAGCCAAAGTTGGCACAGTAAGGTACGGGGAGACCGAACCTGCTGATGTGGGATTCCAAATACCCGACACGTTCGTTTCGTTATCCCGCGAACCCAAAGCGGAATCCTATGTTAAACGTGTGAACGCCTACGATGCGTATCAGGAAGGTCGCGCCGATATTCGGTACGACTTCAGGATGAACCGTGTTGTCTACATGATTAAAGAAGGGAACAGAGTAGTCGATGCGGCAGGTCGTAGCCTAGACCCCAATGTAAAACCGAAGTGGTGGAGATATGGAAAATCAAGTAATCCCTTTGTTTGCGGTGGACGTACTGTGGGTGTTGTTATGGAAGACTGCGCTAGTGCTTGCAGTATATCAGGTTTTCTTTCGGGAATAGCCTTGCTTGGAACGAACCTAACGGACGCTCACCTATCAACCCTGCGAACTTTCGAACGCCTCGTCGTGGCTCTTGACAAGGATGCCACAAGTAAGGCAATATCGATGGTTCGTAGACTACAGGCCATCAGGCCAACCAGTTTAATTATCTTAGATAAAGATGTGAAGGACATGACGAATGATGAACGGAAGCGAACATTCGAGCGATATATCCCTTGAAAAACAGGTACTTGGATATCTGCTCAACAACAATTTTTACAATCGAGTAAAGAACATTATCACCCGTGAAATGTTCGAGGGGCGGTTCGCAACGCTCTTCGACACGATAGCGTACGCCCACAAGAACTACGCCACGAACTTGTCGCGTGACCAGTTGGACTCTGTCTTCATGGACAGAAACCCTGCGATGCCAGCCAGTGCCAAGCGTGAGGTCTTTGACATCATCGCCAGCCTATCGGAACATATGTCCGACACGGGCGATTTGGAACACGACGTGGTCAAGAACTTCTGGGTTCGTGATAGGGCACGACAGATTGGTGAGAAGGCGATTGCCATCTTCACTGGCGAGTCCGAACACTTTGGCGAACTCAAGACCTTGATTGACATGGTCGAGGATGGGCGGATGTCGGACAAGACAACCTATAGCGTCTTGGATAAAGGCTTGTCTCAGTTGCTAGAGGAAGAGGTGGGTGACCCCGACTTCCCCTTCGATTGGTCTACCTTAAATGAATACCTTCCGGGGTTAGACCGTGGCAACCTTGGCATCCTGTTCGCTCGTCCAGAGGTGGGCAAGACCACGTTCTGTGCGTTCCTTGCCGCGAACTACGTACGGCACAAGAACAAGGTCGTGTACTGGGCAAACGAAGAACCCGCCGAAAAAATCAAGTTGCGTATCATCCAGTCTTTCTTCGAGATGACCAAGACGGAAATGAACATGGCTGGCGAGGAACTCGACAAACGTTACCTAGAAGAAATTGACCCGTACCTCGTTGTCATGGATTCGGTTGGCACGTCGATGTCCGAACTGAACGATTACGCCCAACTAAACGAACCCGACGTTATGTTTTGTGACCAGTTGGATAAGTTTCGGGTGGATGGCGATTTCAACCGTGGTGACGAACGCCTCAAGGAAACCTACGTCCTTGCCCGTGAGATTGCCAAGCGTAACAAGTTGCTGGTGTGGTCGGTTAGTCAGGCAAGTTATGATGCCCACGATAGGCAGTTTATTGATTACTCGATGCTGGATGGTTCGCGAACTGGTAAGGCTGGTGAAGCAGATGTCATCATCGGGATTGGCAAGACGGGAACGTCAGAAGAGGAGAACACGGTTCGCCACATCTGCATTTCCAAAAACAAACTCAACGGTTGGCATGGGATGATTACCTGCCACATCGATATTCACAGAGGAGTGTATTTCTGATGAAGATTCAAAATCCAAAACACGAGTGGTTGTATAAAACTTCCGAGGTCATTAAAAAATTTGTATGGTGGGCAGATGACAGGTTTGAAATAGAAGAGGCAGACCCTAAAAGTCTTAAATACAGAATCGGATGGCCTGTGTCTTGTTTTATAAACGACTCAATAGCCTTAGAATTAGAAGATTTGTACTATGTCCTAAACGGCGTGTTTATGAACTTTGATGAGGGAAAGCCATTCACCACATCAGAGTATGTTCGCCTATTTTATATACGCCGTCCAATCAACCGCATAAAGAACTTTATTCTGTATAAGGTTCTTTGGTTTGAGCGTGTAGACCCACATTTAGGATGTCCTAGTTATCCGATGTGCGATGAAGACCCTATGGGTTGCATACTAAAGCAAGGCATTGACAATGTTGAATGGTACGGACACAGAGATTAGAGAGGAGATGACTGATGCGAGTCCTAACCTTTGACATCGAAACCACCCACCGCGAGAAAGCCAACGGTTCGACAACAGCCCTGCCGTACTTTGGCAACTCGCTAGTTTCTATAGGATGGAAGTGGCTAGACCACGAGCAGGTCTACTACGACTGCTACTACCACTCCACCCAGCCCCCAACAGAGGATGCGTTCAAGGATTTTCAAGAAGCACTTGACATGGCTGACGTTGTTGTGGGACAAAACATCAAGTTTGATTTATCTTGGATTCGCGATTGCGGGTTCGTTTACGATGGACATATCTATGATACGATGGTTGCGGAATACATCCTTGCCCGTGCGCGGCGTTGGCCTCTGGGACTTGTTAGTCTTGCAGAGAAGTATAGTGACGTACCCAAGGAGAAAGACCTTGTCGCGCCGTATTTCAAGGAAGGTAAGACATTTTATGACATTCCTTGGGATATAATTGAAACATATGGAAAGGCTGACGTCCTCTCAACGGAGCAGGTAGCCGTCGGTCAACTCGAAGCCTTTGGCACAACATTTGAGGAACTGTTCGATGAAGAACCAAACACTCTTGCCCACTTTGCGTCTGTCGCTTGAAGTCACTGACGCCTTGGCAACCATTGAACGCAATGGTATTAAAATAAATCGCGAGACCTTGTCGGAAATTCGCCGCGAGTACGAAGAGGAACTTTTTACCTTGGAACGTAAACTAAACGAACTGGCTAATGAGGCGATGGGTGATACTCCCGTGAACCTCGACAGTCCCGATGACCGTTCCAAGTTATTCTACTCATGCACTGTCAAGGACAAGAAGCGTTGGGCAACCCTGTTCAACCTTGGTCACGAGGTTCGCGGCTCGACACGCAAACCCAAACAGCGAACCCGTATGACAAAGAACGAATTCAAACACCATTACCTGCGTGAGACCGAAGTCCTTTACAAGACACGAGGCTCTCAGTGTGCGGGTTGTGCTGGTAAGGGACGCTATACGCCCCTGCGTAAGGATGGCTCGGTTGGCAAAGCGGTTCGGATTTGTAAGGCGTGTGATGGTACTGGGGTTAAGTACGAGAGCACTGGCGAGGTTGCTGGGTTCAAACTAATTCCCCGTGACCCGTTCGACACTGCCGCCGCAGGTTTTAAGACAGATAAGAATACCTTGGAAGAAGTCATGACGGACTTGCGTGGTGATGCCCGCGACTTTGCACAAGCCTACGTCAGGTACTCTGCCGTTCGAACCTATCTCCGCTCCTTCGTCGAAGGGATGGAGAACAACATGGATGCCGATGGTTTCATCCACACAGAATATATGCAGTGTGTCACGGCAACAGGACGCCTGTCATCACGGAATCCAAACTTCCAGAACATGCCTCGTGGTTCGACGTTTATCATCCGCAAGGCTGTGGAGAGCAGGTTCGCGGGTGGTTCTATCCTAGAGGGCGACTACTCGCAGTTGGAGTTTCGGGTTGCTGGCTTTCTTGCCAAGGACGAGAACATCAGGTTAGACGTCGAGGCGGGTACGGATGTGCACAGTTACACAGCCAGCATCATCGGTTGTACACGACAGGAAGCCAAAGCACATACCTTCAAGCCCTTGTATGGCGGCGTCAGCGGCACGGAAGACCAGAAACGTTATTACCAAGCGTTCAAGCACAAGTACGCTGGCGTGACGGAATGGCACAAGGAACTCCAGAAGGATGCAGTGACCAAGAGCGTAATCACCTTGCCATCGGGCAGACAATACTGCTTCCCGGGAACTCGCTGGACAGAGTGGGGTACTGCGACAAATCGCACCGCCATCTGCAACTACCCCGTTCAAGGATTTGCCACGGCAGACCTTTTACCCTTATCTCTCGTGGACTTACACAAACAAATCAAAAACAAGGGTCTTAAATCTGTCATCTGCAACACCGTACACGATTCGATTGTGATGGACGTGTACCCCGGTGAAGAACAGCAAGCCATTGAAATCATGGCGAAAAGTATGCTAATCATACCCGAAGAGTCGGAACGACGTTACGGGATTCGGTACGACATGCCAGTTGGTATCGAACTAAAAATGGGAAAAAACTGGCTTGACTTGGAAGAGGTTTACACTGTATAATGAGTGTTCCTTCAACAAACCCAATGGAGAAAAGCATGGGTAACGAACTAGAACTGGTAACAAACGAATTCTCAATCGACATTAGTGACGACAAAGACCAACTCCTTGCGGCGTTTGGTCAGGATGGTGTTGCTGAGTCAAAACAATCAGGTCCTACAAGCCTTCGCATCAACTACGATGCGGACACTGAAGATGGACATACCCTCAAGCGTGGTACGTGGAAAGTGTACAACGGAACAGAGACGGTGTATTCTGATACGGTAGTTATCAACCCGATGCTACGAACTTTTGAATACTCAATCTACGACCAAGAAGAAGGTGCTTTTACCTGCAGGTCTGTTCAGCGTAAAAAGCTACAAGAGGCCTTTCCCGACAACTCTGGTGGTATGAAGTGTGGTCGCCTGACCCGCTCAGAGGAAGAAGCCCTTGCTGATGATGACCCTCGTCTTCTTCTCAGCAAGTCTGTGTCGTGCAACATCATCATCTACGGTCAACTGGACATGAAAGATGCCGTCAACGCCGCTGGGAAAGCATCTCCAGTTAAAGACCTGCCGTTTGTCGGATACTTCAAGCGTTCAGGGTTTCGTCCGATGAACGACTTCATCCAGAACAACTTGGGTAACAAGATTCTGTTGCCGACTGCGTTGATTGAGTTGAAGACGAAGCGCATGTCAAATGGTGGTGTAACCTACTGGGTTCCCCAGCCATCTCTCATCAAAGAAGTACCCTTCACGCCAGAACGTAAGGAACTGGCTAAGAAGTTCATGGATACCGTGGCGGCTTCGAACAACAAGATTATCGAAGAGCACCGGGAATCTCTGAAGAAGGTCCTATCGAGTGCAGACATCAATCTTGCTGATAGGTTTGCATCGTGATTACTCTCTACGAAGTTAAAGACTTCCTCAAGAGAGCAGGGCGGGGGGAGATTGACTCCTCCCGTTTTGAGGACTTGATAGAGCAGTTCGGCGAGGATTGTAAAGATTCTCTCAGGAAGCAGTTGTCTGATAGAGGCGACTTTCGTATCCGTATGTCTGGATTGGGTAGACCTATCTGCCAACAGATGATGGAGAAGCAGGGTCATAACCAAGAGGTAGGCTATAATGATATCATGCGCTTCTTGATGGGTGACCTCATAGAAGCGGTAGCCGTGTTCGTTTTAAAAGCGGCTGGCGTAAACGTGGTTGACACCCAGCGTTCCTGCGAACTCGAACTAGCTGGCAACACCGTCAAGGGAACCCTCGATATCATCCTAGATGACGGCGAACAGAAGGTTTGGGATATCAAATCTACTAGCCCTTGGTCTTACGAAAACAAGTTCTCAGGACGTGGTGGGTACGATGTCATCAAAGAAGACGACCCCTTCGGCTACATCATGCAGGGCTACCTGTATTCTGAAGCACAGGGAATGCCTTTTGGTGGTTGGATTGCTATCAACAAGTCTACTGGTGAGTGGGACTTCGTAGAAGCACCTCAAGAGCAAGCCAAAGACCGTGAAATGTACATTGCTGAAGCACACAAGCGTGTGGAGAGCCTTGGCAAGGATGATACGTTCAAAATACCATTCGATGCTGAAGACGAATCCTACACCCTTAAAGGAGAGAAGATTTTTACAGGTAATAAACTGATGCCCAAGACCTGTACCTTCTGCTCGTTCAAGGAACATTGCTGGAAGAATGCAGAGTTGCATCCGAAGGTAACGTCCAAGGCTAAGTTCCCACCGATGACTTGGTACACGTCCCTCAAAGTAAGGGAAATGTAACATGCCTGTCTTGTACACAGAAACGTACAACCTGAAGTTGATTGAGTTGAATCCTGAGATTCGACACGTCTACATCGAAACACATGAACGCAAGGGCGGCGAACCTGCCCTTGTGAAGATTCGCAACATGCAATATTCGTTGCCCCTAACGTTACGCAATAACTACGCTGAATCTGGGTATCTTGTGTCGGATACGGAAGCCCGTGACATCGTCTTGATAGAGGAACAGATGCAAAACATTAACCACCATTTGAGGATGGGAGTAACCGTATGCCTTCCGACAGTGCCCTTAACCGACGAACTGTTTATACTAAAAAAGCACACACCAAAAGTAGAACAGTATCTCTTAAAAAGGCTGAGTCTGATAAAGCAAACGTTTCCCCTGCAAGGATTATGAGACGAGTAAAATATCGGTCTAAGTTCGAATTGAACATTGCGAGGTTGCTGGCAGAACGAAAGATACCGTTCGAATACGAGAACTTCAAAGTAACCTACATACCCAAGCCGCGAACTTATACCCCAGACTTCTACCTACCCGAAACCAACATCTACGTCGAAGCCAAAGGCCACCTAGATAAGGCTGACAGAGTCAAGATGCTCCTTGTTAAGGAACAGCATCCTGACCTCGATATTCGGTTTGTGTTCCTGAAGGCACGGAACAAAATTTATCGTGGAAGCAAAACAACCTATGCTGACTGGGCAAACAAGCACGGCTTCATTTGGGCAGAAGGCATGATACCTGAGGAGTGGTACAAAAAATGAGCGACAAGATTATAGATTTAGAAACCCAACTGGAGATGGCATCCTTGCTTCCCAACCGCCACTATATCGTCTTAAAACAGGCTGGTGAAGATAACTTTACCCTGTCAGCATACGACACATCAAGCCCAGACCCTGATGACGAATTCTTTTCGGCGGCGTTCGTTGCCCAACACGGACTCATCGCTATCTTGCGCGAAGAGACGGAGTATGTTATCGACAAGGGTATGGAAGAACTGGAGCACATGCACATAGCAGAAGCCGTCGAGGATTCCGCCGAACCAGATTCGAACGTGGCAAAGGTTGCCCGACGAGTTCGCGAGGGCAATGTTGTTAAGGTAGATTTTGGAGCGAAGCAATGACAACCACTGGGAAACTTTTTACAGGTAATTTTTACATGAATGATTATCAGAGAGAGTGCCTAAAAACTGGAGTTTATCCGAAAGCACATAGCATCACCTACCCTGCCTTAGGCTTGGCTGGTGAGGCCGGAGAGGTTGCCGACAAGGTCAAAAAGATTCTGAGGGACGGTGCGGATTCACCGGAATATCGCGAACAGATTATGCTTGAATTGGGGGATGTGCTTTGGTACACTGCAGTTCTCGCTCATGATTTGGGTTACAGTTTGGAAAAGGTGGCACAAGCCAACATAGCAAAACTGAAATCACGACAAGAGCGTGGCAAGTTACATGGCACAGGAGATGACCGATGAGTGAAAGATATGAGGATTACATGAAACGTCGGGCGGCAGAGGAAGACCGCCAACCGTGGCTGTTTCCCGGTCTCGACAACGAGGCTATCGACATGGTCAACCACCCACCCCACTACAATCATGCTGGTATTGAATGTATCGAAGCCATTGAAGCGGCATTGACACCGGAAGAATTTCGCGGTTACTGTAAAGGTAACAACATTAAGTACACTTGGCGTGAAAGTTATAAGAACGGCGATGAAGACATCAAGAAAGCCCGTTGGTACATGGACAGACTATCTACGTATCATGAGAGGCACGGAAAGCCATGAACTGCTGGCATTGCAAGAACGAACTTATTTGGTGTAGTGACTTCGACATCGGTCACGAGTCGGACATCTACACTATGTTAACCAGTTTACATTGTCACACCTGTGGTGCTGATGTAGACGTATACTTACCAAAAGAAACGGAAGGAAATGATGATGAGTAACATGCTCCCTACCCCATACCAACAATTTATCCACAAGTCACGCTATGCTCGTTGGCTCGAAGACGAACAGCGTCGTGAGGATTGGCACGAGACTGTTGACCGCTATGTTGACTTTATGGTCAATCAGGTTCGCGGGAAACACAACTACAAACTTCCGAAGAAGACCACTGAGGAAATCCGTGAGTCTATCCTCAACTTGGAAATCATGCCGTCTATGCGGGCTATGATGACTGCCGGACCAGCACTAGCCCGTGACAACATCTGTGGTTACAACTGCTCCTACATCCCCGTGGACAGCCCTCGTTCGTTTGACGAGTGTATGTACATCCTTATGTGTGGAACTGGTGTGGGGTTCAGTGTGGAGCGTGAGAACGTGGACAAACTCCCCGTTATCAGCGACAACTTCAACGACTCTGAAACCATCATCAAGGTTGGCGATTCCAAACCCGGATGGGCAAAGGCATTTCGCGAACTCATCGGGTTGCTCTATCAGGGGCAAGTTCCCCAAATTGACACAAGTGCTGTGCGCGAATCCGGTGCTCGTCTGAAGACGATGGGTGGACGTGCGTCAGGACCACAGCCGTTGACTGACCTGTTCAACTTCACAATCCAGATGTTCAAGAAGGCCGCTGGGCGTCGCTTATATCCAATCGAGTGCCACGACCTCATGTGTAAGGTTGGTGAGATTGTCGTGGTCGGCGGAGTTCGCAGGTCTGCTCTCATCTCCCTGTCGAACCTGAACGATGACCAG